TTATTTGACAATCAATTTCTGACCGGGATAAATTGTTGAATTGATGGATTTACCATTCATTTTAGCCAATTTGTTCATATCTGTATTGTACCGTTGGGCAATCGACCACCAACTATCTCCCGAAACGACCTCATAATACGCGTGAGAAGCACTGTTTTCGACGTATTCCAGCGTATTGCTTGCTGGACCAGTTGCTAGATAACCATAGCCACCTGATCGTGGTTGCCGTACCCAACGATAACCATTTTGAATAATGGCTTGATTAGTATTAACCGTCTCACCGGCAGAAAGAACGGCAATCACGTCAGCAGACGTTGACGGAGCTGTACGCAGCTTAACAGCTGTTTTAAGCGTGTAAGATCTATTCTCTTTCACCCACTTAGCACCGCTTGTTTCGCTTGGATTCGTTGCTGGGTTATCCGTTTCAGGCACCTTGGTTGCCTTAGCGTACTTATCCCAAGCAGCCTCGTCACCATAAAACACATCCAAGTCAAGGTCACTGCTGTAACCAGATAATCGCCCAACACTGGCATATTGGAAGATAACCATCGACTTCCAGTGTTTCAAAGAACCGTATAAGTCTCGTGGCGCATAACCGTTGACCACTTTATCAAGGTTGTATTGAGCAATCCATAACCCATAATTAGCTCTGACCACTGAGGACCAATCTAACGAGTTTTCACAGCTAATTCCAGTGTATAACAGTGGCCGCACCCCAGTCTTACCATATACATAGTCCAGCCACTGCTTAGCTAAGCCGACGCCAGCTTGGTTCTGAATTGTTGAACCAGTTGTATTTTCAAAATCCAATGCAAGGATAGCTTTACCAATGTATGGCTTAACCTTAGCTAGGAAATAATCAGCCTGCTCTTTAACATCCGAATCGTTCCGGATAAAATGATATACACCTAGCTTCTTGCCTGCCGCCAGCGTTTGTTTAACATGACCATTAAAAGTCGGGTTATCATAATTAATACCCTCAGTTGCTTTGATAATTGCAAAATCACCGGGCACTTCAGCAATATCCAAACCTGATTGATAACTTGCAGCATCCAATCCATTTAAGCTCATTATTTTGCACCTCCATTAAACATTGCGGCAATCGATTTAGCTAGCTCATTACCACCGACGCTGACGGCACCAGCGATCACACCATCAACCAAACCAGCTACCCATTTGATATCACCATTGGCAATGCCAATAAAAATACCAATCACTGCACCAACACCAAGGGCAATAATTGGTAAATATTTGTTGCTGAATTGAGTTTGTTTAATCGCCCAAACAACTAAATATGTTACTACGGCGATTGCCGCAATCGTGGTACCGTTAATAAATTGGATTAATTCCATCATTATTTATCACGCTTTCTATAGTAGTCAATTATTTCCTGCTTATTACTATTTTCCCTTTTTAAAGCCTCATTTTCTTTTTTCAACTTGTCTCTAGAATCGCTGCTGGCAGCCTTATTGCTGTTCCACATCGTTAAGACCGCAACGAATATTGAGCCCGCTGTGGTAATCAAGGCTACGATAACAGCATCGCTCACCCCTAATCATCCCCAATTACAATTTCAAAAACAGTCGATCCTAAAACAAACATGGCATACATGCTTTCAAAACTAACATAGCGCTGTGTCCCAAAATCATGAACGCCAAAAGCAATCATAAAAAACAACCAGACAAAAGTGAGCAGTCCGGTCATTAGTGGCTTGTAATAATGTGAATGTACATTCCACAGCGAATAAACTAGTGCTAGCGTTCCAACTACTGCCAACAAAAATATCATAGGCGGATCATCTAACACATCAAGTAACGTTGGCTGTGGTGGCTCGAATGCAAAGGTATTATGCTTGATGATAAAGTAAATTCCTAGTCCGTATGTTTCCATTGCTTTCCAGAACCAAAATCTATTATTTTTTAAATGCTCTATCAATAAAACTCACCCCTAATCGTTAGTTATATATCTTCCTAGAGTACCTACATCAAAAAATTCATACTACAGTTGCATTAATTCTTAGCCAGCTACCCCAATCCGATCCCGTTTTCTGTCGCCAAAATATTTCAGAAGAACTTGTGTAAATGTACTGCATAATCACACCAGAGCCTGTATCGATTTGATGAACCATGCCCGCACGCCATTGACCAGCAATTGTAGATGGGAGATGTCCAAAATTGATGGTTCCCCCGAAAGACCATTTACCACTAGAAGTTAGATTATTCAAATCATAGTTACTTGATAATCCCCTAATTCGCCATTCACCATCTTCAGGAGCAGCGGTATGTTGGTGCTCATAGTATCCCGATTCAAACATCACGTTGCTAATGGTATATGTCGCTTTGCTACCATCAAGTGTCATTCTCAATCGTTCCCCAAAAACAAAGCTACGATTGAAACTAAAAAGTTCTGTGACATGTTGAGCTCCATTTTGCAAGGTTGCACTTAATGGGGTAGCTTGCCACGGGCCCGCAATGCCATCATCAGCTAACGTTCCGACATATAACTTTCCGCCATCGTAATTAGTGATATTAAGATCAAATGATATTCTTAGAATCGATTTTGCTGGTGCAAGCGATGGTAAGTCTTCCGGTAGCGCCCACTCATGAACTATCTGGCCGTTTGTCCCATTACCAGAAAATGAAAATTTCTCTCTTGTGCCAATGGCCATGTTACGGCCACCACTAATGTCAATCGGCGCTGAAACAATTTTGTAAGGTTCTGCTGGGTTATCTACCCAAGAATTGTCAGACCCATCAGTTACAAGACAAACAGGTGCATCATATTTAGTTGTTTGCCACATTGAAGCACCATTAGGAGGGAGAAAACCATCTGATTTGTTCAATCTAAGTGTGATTGTTCCGTCTTGTTTCTCTATTTCAAAGAATATTTTTGAATACCCCATATTTTGGGTTGTATGAATATTAACTTCAACAAGCGAACCACTTTCAACACTTTTAGAAACTCGATAATGATATTCAATTCCCTGACGTGGATAAATGTCATTTACACCTGCATAGATTTTGGTTTTAGGGACAGATGTTCTTAGATTAGCTATCCCGCTGCCCTCAACACCTGGTTTGTAGAATGAAATTGCTTTTTGAATTGTTTTTTCTTCATCGTCTGTAGAGATATTCGTTACTGTAAAATGTTGCGTGCGTGACCCATCGACCGCCGTTATATTAATCTCATTTTCCCAAGTAACACCGTCTGAACTTTCCATTCTATAACTCGAATAATCCTCAAATTCATCTCCATAGCAATACAACTTTCCATCGCCAACTACTAGTGAAGGCCCTTCACAATGATGAGAAAACGGGACATCAGTTACATAATCAAACTCTCCCATGATGCTAGTGCCTTTATATAATTGAATTTTTGGACTGAAATCAGGTAGTCCGTAGTGATAGCCATACTTCATGGCTAACCACCAGTACCCATTATAAAACGTAGCAGTATTATCAATGACGTTATCATACTCATTTGTGTTGTGATAAATCATTTGTTGCCATGCGCTAAAGGATAGCGTTGTATAGTCAAACTTACAGATATAGGACTTATAATCTGATTCCGGCACCCAGAATCCGTTTGTACCAGATGTCCCCATAATGTAAAAATCACTACCATCAATTACAATTTCTGGTGCCCAATTAATGGCTGCACTTGAAGAGTTAATGACTGGCAGTGGTACCTTTGTGAAGTTAATTAAATCAGTTGAATACGCAAGTCCCCATGTATAAGCAACCCAAAATTTGCCATCAATAAAAGAAATACTTGGATCACGTAATGTACCTAAACTATCTATTTTAGTCTTATTGATTGGATAAAAATGTTCATAATCATTTGACCAGTATAAATCAAGAGCATTAAAATTTGGGCCACCGAATGATGACATCAACGCTTTAAATTGGTTGGGTTGGTTGGTTGAATAGTTTTGAGCTTCTTTTTGGTATTTTTCATCAGATTCAGACTTGCTATAGAATTCACCATTTTTATATGCTTCATCAATTGCGTTAACTTTTGATTGCAAGTTACGTAATGTACCATCAATAATTGTTACGTAGTCATCTGCGTGTTTTTGATCAATATCAATGGCTTTTTTGACAATAAAAATCAAATCGTACGTCGTTTGTTGACCGTCAGTACCGTTTAATGAGAAGTATGCTTCCTTAATTTTGCCTGCTTCTGACCATAGTGCATTCGGTACTTCGTATGTGAACTTGCCATTAACGGCATCCGTAATGGTGACACCTGCATTATCTGCAATAATTGCAGTCCCTTTTGCAGTCTTTGCCATTAAATTAATAGTTTGCTCAGTTAAATCAACAGCACCACCGCGATCCGTAACTGTGACGTACAAAGTAACAGCGCCATTCTTATCGCCTTGGCGCCCTACAATTGGTTCAGGAATTAGAGAGCTAAAACTATCCAAATTTATTTCATAACTTCTAATGCTCATTTAGATTCTCTCCCTTGTAATGGTTAGCTTCATATTTGAGTGTTCCGCCATTTTCTTCAATATTTTGAACGTCTTGATAGGACATTGTGGACTTAACTAATCGATTATTTTCATATCCTCGACGTTTTGCTTTAATTTCCCAGGCAAATTTAGCATTTGGCATATCACTTTGGACAACAAAAAAGGCCTCATCTCGTGATGAAACCCATACATGAGCTGAACTATATGATTGTAAAAATATTTGGTACGGAACTGAAGTATTGACAGTGTCGCTAAACAGTTCTTCAATTGGCACTTTCGCTCGGCAGTTATCATCTGTGTTTGACTCTCCCATGTCACCAAAATAGCTTTCCGCCATTTCATAAGCAGGAGTCATACGAATACCATCGCGTGTAACGTTTGCGGCGTTCTTAGTACCATTATAAACTGTGAAATCACCTAAAACATCCACATGATCGCCATAGACGTTAAGCTGATTTCCTTTACCACCATTACCACTTATCGTAACTTGATTAGGATTTTGAATCCAGAAAGTGCTATCACTCTGGCTGATGATATTACCGTCAGTGTAATAATCCTTAGCTGAATATAAATTACCTTTTGTCGCAAGGTCACTCAATGCGTATCCATATAAATTGTATTCAGGATTGTCAAGTGTTGAACTAGTAGGTATTTGGAAAATAGCTTTTGACCGTGTCCCGGTATCATCAGACTGGTTAATACTGAAAATATATCCGGGATGATTCCAAATAGCAAATCCATTTACTTTTTGGGTTGCTTCATCATTGGTAGCATATAATCCGCCTAATAAATTACCGTCATAATAGTATTCCATCATACCTTTTTGTAAGGTAATTCTAAACTTGGTATCATCATCAACCGTATTATAAGTGATACCATTGATTATTCCACCGATAATATTACTAGCATTAAGGTTTTTGATATTAATATTCTGGCCATCAATGCTTTCGGCGGTCATCGCTGTTTTGAACGTTTGACCGCCATCTGTTGATACTCCAAGACCTGCAGAGTTAAGAATGACCATCTTGTTGTGGTCGCTTTTATCAATAGCAATGATTCCTTGATCTGTGAACTTTAATTCAGTACGAGCTGCCAGAATACTATCTGTCGCAATCTGCATTTGACTACTAAACCATGCGTTGGGAAGAACTGCGTCACCATTTATGATGTCGTTCATAATGTTATTGATATTGGACGAACCGGCCGATTCTTTTTGTGCCATAGTCAAATCACCACAGGTAACTTCAACGGTGATGCGACTACCGTTGATATCGTATGAACTATTAACCTTAGTTATTCTAACTTGATCTTCAAACCCCAATGATTCATCAACAATTGTTATGGTGTCGCCAGGAGTTGCCATTGCATACGGGTAACCAGCAGTTTGCAAATCTAACAGTGAGACGGTAATTGATAAGATCCAACTATTGTCAACTTTTGCTTTGACAGCATCAAGTAAATTTTCAGCAATCGTATAACGTTCATCATCCACCGGATCAGCTTCTATTTTTCCAAACTTTGCTTTATACATATCATATAGCGGACTATAATACTCAACATTCAGTCGCGGCGTAGTTTGGTCATCTGGATCACTGTGAGCGCCAAATCCGACTCCATAAGTAGCAAATGAACTGTTATCAGTCTCAATCTCAGCCTTTTCTAAATTAAAACCTTGTCGTACTACGGTGGCTAAATCGGAACCAATCTTATCTTTAATATACACGGTCTTTTCATTTACATAGAACTCAGCAGAAATTTGCTTGATGATATCATTAAATAAATCAAGCTTATTTTTCAAGCCCCAATTCTCTTTAGTAAACGCGGCTGTATTCGTCTCGTTAACATAAGAATAACCAGTACCATTAAAAATCGCTCGAAGATACTCGTTCAAAGGGTGTGATCCGTTCCATTCTTCATGAAAAGCCGTTTTATTCAAGGTATAGAAGAACATTTGGACAGCTGAGAATGTGACTGTGTTGTCACTATCGTTATGTTTGAATGTAATAACCGCATATTCCTCGTTCTTGAAGAGCATTGTCCACCCTTTTGCCAAGCCTTGCTTAACACTAGTGCCAAAGTAGATTGTACCCGTTAATGATTTTTCACCATTGATACCTTCAGTTACTTTAATTTCCGTATCAGCAACATATTCTTTGTTGCTGATATCTTTAAAGACTGTCATTTATTAACCACCTCCTACGCATACATATTTTGAAAGTTTAAAATTCTGATTTCACCTGCGAGTGAACTAGAAATTTTGTTTGTAATACCTGGCAGCAGTTTAAAATAAGCCTTGTTTGTACTCTTAACAATGCTAATCGAATTTCTAGTATATTCATACCCAGAAAGAGCAATAACATCACCACTAAACAGCGACCCAGTATACTTAAATTCCGTGCCGTTTAGCGTAAGCACTAGACCGCTACCCGATTGCTTAGCGGTAAATTCAACAATGAATCCTTGCTCAAGTTGACTACAAGGAACTGTGCCGGCATACGGAATAACTAAGTTATCAGTGTTGTAGTAAATTTTAGTATGCCAAGCGTTATATTCCGAGTCTGATTGGTTAGGATTCCAGGGACTCGGCACCGTAGAAATAATGAAATTAGAAATAGTTATAGTCCCAGTTGCGTTATCAAATCGAGGATAAAAGTGTGCAATATTTCCTTTGGTGACAAATGTAGCAGTAACGTGCTGTGAACCTTTTTTTAAATTACCATGTGTCCATTGTTGCCACGATGAACCACTATCAGTTCCATATGCTTGAAATATAAATGTTCCAGTTCCATCCGTTGAGTCAACATCACAATTAACAATTAGTTTTGTGTTTACAGGTATTACATTGTCCATAGCATATGATACAAATGCTTGATTGGCTTTGTTTTCACCAATAACAACTACCGGTGTTGATGTACCAAGTGCAAAATTTTCACTATAGTATGGCACATTCGGCTTAACATCTAAATCACGCGGCACACTTTCACCATATGGAAGTTTCATCGTTATAAATGTCATCGTTAACTTGTATAACACGGCGCCGCCAATATTCCCCTGCAGTTCAGGTTCAATTGACTTCGCATACACAAAGAACCGCTTGTGGCTTGGCCGTGTAGTTAGCTGTTCATATAAGTTACCCTCGTTTTCTCCTGGCCGCTCAAAGTCAGGAGTTAACTCTCCACGCATTTCAGTAATGTAAAACCCATCAGTATCTGACAGCAACGCATAAAGTCTTTCTCGCAATATCGTCTCTTCGTCTAGGTCATCAGCACGATAGAAGCCTTCAACCTCTATTTCTTTGCTAGTGTGCCATCCGCCAAAATCAACGTTGCCGTTTCGCCCTTGAATCTGAGTACTGTTTCGAGTAATTGCCGGTGCCCCTTCTTCAAACTTAGTCACTAACACTTTTAACTGGCTCAAATACGTACGGCTATCGCCCTTTTCAATTAATAAATCCATATTTATACCTCGCTAATTAATAAAGAACTTGTTGTGTACGCGTGCATCTGCATCGCCTTGACTAACAATCGTTCGAATCTTATCACCAATAATCTCATTATGAACAACATATGTTGGCTGTACCCAGTTATCGGTATCGATATTTTGGTCCATATCACCTGATGAATAACTAGCAGCTTGCATTGCCAAATCACCCGTTTTTATATCGCTGGCAACTGAATTAATACTATCAGTAAAATCTTTTGTATTAACACCATTCAATCCTGATACTGCACTATTAGCAAGGTTAGCCGACATTTTAGAAACATCAACTGCTGTTGACTCCATCCCGTTTACGAAACCTGCACCAAAATATCCACCAAATGCATAGGTTACTCGCGATGGTGAATGAATTTTCAATGCGCTTTGAATTTTGCTTGCTGCAGCACTAGCTAAGCGACCAGCTGCTGACATAACAGCACCAACCATGCTGCCAATACCATTTACCAACCCTGATCCAAGGAAGCTACCAGCTGAACTAAAAGCCCCTTGTTGACCACGAGCACCACTGGCGCCACTACTACCGAGACTAGAACCAGCTGACCTAGCACTACCAGTACGACTACTAATACCGCTGGCCGCTGCTCCACCGTTTTTAGAACCGGCAGAAGTAAAGTAGCCTGCTGTTGAGCTAATCCCGGAAGCACCTGAACGCCCGACTGATGATCCTGATGATTGTGCACTACCTGTTTTACTGCTTAATCCACTAGCAGCCGCACTACCATCTTTTACACCAGCAGATGTGAAATACCCGGAAGCAGAGCTAACACCTGAAGCGCCGGCTCTACCAACTGCAGCACCAGCTGATTGATGCTTACCCGTACTGTTAGCAATTGCTTGCGCCGATTGAATAGCAGCGTTGCCACCGGCTGCTTTAAACGCCGCTTGCCCGGCGGAAGATGCAGCTGCACCTGAAGATTGTATGACGTCAGTAGCTGCTCCAATAGCATCATACTTTTGCCCTGTGAAACCAGCTGCCAAAGCTTTTAGCAATATGCCACCAATCGCAGTCATTTGACCGGCATAAGTAGCCAAAACCGCAATCACAGCGGCTAGCGTTGCTCCAGCAATTTGAATTAGTATAGGCATTTCAGTAACGAATGCCTGTGCTAGTTGACCAACCAGCGCAATCCCCGCAGCAAGTAATGCTGGTGCTTGACTACCAATTGCACCAATCAATGCAACCACAAATCCTACACCTGCTGAAACCAATGATGGGATAGCCGACGTTAATGAGTTTATCAAACTAACAATCATAGCTGTGAATGAAGCAATAACTCCGGGTGCATTTGTTGAAATGGAAGTCATTAATGCAATTAGCATATTAGAAAATGACGTAATAATAGCGGGTGCATTTTGAGTTACAGCGTTCATAACGGAAACAAGCATTGTCGTAAATGCTAACGCAATGGCTGGTGCGTGCGTTGATACTGCCGTCATTAACCTAACCATCATGTTTGAGAACGCAGCTGCAATCGACGGGGCTTGTCCCGCAATCGTGTTCATTAAGTTCGTCATCATGCCCAAAATTGCACCAACAATTTGAGGAACAGCTGCTATTGTGGTAGTAATGAATCCAGTCATCATGGCTGCAAACCCAACGCCTAACGCTGCTAACACTGGCACAATGCTGTTAACGTTACTTGAAAGTGTCGATATAGCTTGGGCAACTTCTTTAACGCCTAATCCGAATGCAGCGACTCCAGCGCCAACGGCTAATACCGCCGTACCAAACACCCCAATACCAACAGCGTTAGCTGTTAACAATGGCCCGAGCAATGCAAATGACCCAGCCACCGCAACAATTCCAAAAGCCAACGCAGCCATAACTTCTTGTGCGCCACTACCAGCTTTTGCTAGACTAATTGCGGATTGTACTAGAATGGCAATACCAGTTGAAGCAGCTAAAACACCTACACCAATTAAAGCAATTGCAGCGCCCATTGATAAAAAGTTAGCCGCTGAAGCTGCTGCAGCGTTCGCACTAGTTCTAGTTGCGTTCCCTAATGGTGTAACAGCTTCGGCAGCCGTTTTGCTTGCACTCCCGATTCCAAGCAGTTTCCCAGGGATTCCAATAATTCCTTTGCCAAGCCCTAAAATTCCTTTAGCAGCACTTGTTGCGACGCTACTTATTTTTCCTAATGAAGTAACAAATCCACCAGTTGCTGTAACGATAGGGCCGATTGCTGGTGACAATCCAATAAATCCTCTAACAAATTTGTCAAGTGCCGAATTGCCACCGGCTAGTTCACCAATCATGTCTTGAACTTTCATTAAGAATGATTGGATTCCCTTTGATTGTGCAGCATAAGATGCATTGGTTAAACTGTTAAAAGCATCTTTAGTTTGATCCAACTGAGCACCAACGTTTTTCTGCATGACGTTGGTATTTTGAATCAAGTATTTGCTTGCTTTCTGATAACTACCACCAGCGGCGTCTAATGCTTTTGCCCATGAATTCCAATCTGTGTTACCACTTTTGGCTTCACCATTGACTGATTTAAGCAACGGAAGCATGGCATTCATACCAGCTGTGCCAAACATAGCTTTTAAAGCCGCTGCTTTTTGAGAATCACCCATACTATCAGTAGCCGATGCTACTTCTTTCAGAATCGTTGGAAATGGCTTCATTTTTCCTTGAGAATCAGAGAACGTAATCCCTAATGCGTTCATTTTCTTTTGGGCAACAGCGCTAGGTGCTTCCATTGCAACTAACGCATGGTTAAGATCTTGTGACGCTTGTGCTGCGGGAATACCGCTGTTAGTAAGAATCCCGGCTGCTGAAGCAACGTCTTTTAACGACATCCCCATGTTAGTTGCTGTACCACCGACGTTAGCAAGAACTTGTTGCATATCTGAAATCGTGGCGTTTGATTTGTTAGCAGTAGCCACAAGTAATGCGGAATCTTTAGTGGCGTTTTTCATTCCACCACCCCATAAGTTCATCGATTGCTGCACAACACTAGCTGTGGAAGATAAATCTTCGCCAGCGGCAGCGGCAGCGCGAGCGATAGGTGGGAAGGCGTCTTTAATGTCTTTAACGCTGGCACCGTTTCTAGCCATTTCAACCATGGCATCTGCCGCGTCCTGTGCACTGATTGGCAAAGTTTGGCCTAATTTATTAGCTTCATCGGACAATGCTTTTATATCTTTTGAACTCCCACCAGCAATGACTGCAGCTTTATTAATCGAATTTTCAAATTGCCCGAATGAAGTTAGCGATTTAACACCAAATGCCGTTATTGTTGCGCCAGTCGCAGCCGTTACGGCTCCAATTTTTGACATTGAGCTAGAAACGCCGCTACTTATTTTTGATATGCTACCCGTTGCGGTAGTCGTGCTTCTAGCCATCTTATCCATTGCTGAAGTGTACCCAGATATGTTGGCTGTAAAAGTGGCGGTTACTTGTGCCATAATCTAACCTCCTTATGGTTTGTTTCCAAACAATCTGTTTATTTTGGCAATCATCTCAACGTTGGGCTTTCTCCGCTTTGGATTACTAGAATGAGTTAAAATTTCTTGTTCCAGCTTATCTAGCTGCCGCCGTATCTTGTTCAATTCATGTTGTGGCTTCTTTGCATTAGTCAAGCTAGAAACATAAGCAGCTTGGTTTAATTGCGCTCGTCGTTTATCAAGCTCTCGTAACTGCAAACCATCCATTAACGCCATGGCTTCCCACTTATACAAAGAAAAGGGATAACCGACATCGGTTATCCCCATCTTTGCGAAATCAATTATGAGAGACTCTTGCGCATTGCGTCCAACGTATCTTTCTGAACTTGCTGTTGCATCTTTTCTTCTTCCGTCTTCACCTTTTTCCCGGTCTGATACTTGTCTACCAATTTGATCCAGTGTGTGGCGGCGCGTCGGAAAAAACCCGATTTTTGCAACTCTTCTTGCAAGTCAGCACGTAGTTGTTCAAACTGACCATCTTCTTCATACTTATCCATCAGGTCTGCAACCTCATCTTCCGAAATGCCGGACAATAATACTTGAACTGCATTGGGAACAGCCATTTCGTTGTCAGTCACAAATTGTAACCAAAGTTGGCTAGCCCCATCATCAGCATTGGGGGCTGTTGATAGAATCTTATTTGCACGGAAAAATGCTTTGAAATTAAATTTAACTTCTTTATTATTGATTTTCATATTGATTGGTTCCTCCTAAATTATTCGGCTGTAATCGTGCCAGTTGCTGTCGCAGTTAATGACCCACTTGTTGCAGTGATTGTTACTGAACCAGCTTTTACACCTGTTACTTTGCCCGAATTATCTACTGATGCAGTAGCTGAATCAGACGATTTAACTTCAACGTCGTCAGGGCCGGTTACTTTTAATTGGTATGTTTCACCAACTTTAACGCTGAATGTGGAAGGTGCAATGCCAACTGCAGTAGCTGCGTCACTAAATTCACCCGTCTTTTCACCAGGACGTTCATAGTCGTATAGTGCTTGTAACGACTGCACTTCAGCATCAGTCAATGGAAATGTCCCATCAACCAATTTACCTAAGATATTAATCGTCCAGTCAATTTCTGAGAATGAATCTTCGTCTGAAATATCAGCACTATCAACAATTCCATACCCAAACATTGCAGGATATGCCTTGTGATCATCTTCAACGACTGCTAACCGTTCATCAACGATGACACGCCATACTTTAATCTGTTTGCCTTGGTGCTTAGCTTGAATAATTGCCTCAGTAGCTTCATCTCCCGGAACCATATATGAAGTTACCTCGATTGAATCTTCATTTGTTGATGGCGCAACAATCCGCCCCATCTTAGTTTGTTCATCAAGTGAGTCGCCTTCAATTGAGGTATCACCTGATTCTTGATGTGCTGGTAAAATACCCGGCGCACCAATTGGTGCGTCTACTGATTGAAGGAAATACCAAACATCTTTACCACGATACGGGGTGTCTTTAACGAACTTTACGCCATTATTAATTGATGCCATTTTAAACAGCTCCTTATTTTTAAATTGTGATTGTAACTAAGAACATCGCGCGACTTAGATCCCGCCCAGTACTGGTGTCTTTAGTTATCTGGGTTGTAAGTGAGTCCCACTGGACAACACGTGATAGTGCGTTTTTTACTTTTGCAATATCGGATTCCACCGCAACCGGCGAGGTACTCCCCTCGGCGTAGTAATCAATCTGCTGTTCTACTTGATTGAGCGTATCGGTCTTACTTGAAACATCTAAATCAGTGTGAACATTAATGTGTACAAGGGGTAGTTCATCATCAGGCTGTGGCTGTCTAAAAAATACTCTGAATCCATTTGCTTGTAATGCCGACCGCAACCTTTTGTAGTACTCCGTTAATTCGATGGCATTTCACCCGCCTTTTTTAACGCATCTTTTACAGCTTTATAGAAGAATGGCGTTTCTGCCTTTACTCCCGGTCTCATAAACGGTTGGGCACTCATCTTGTACGTGCCATACTCGTTGAAGCTTGAATAGACAGCGCGCGCAACATATCGACCTGTTACAACTCCATGAGCTTCCTCAACAGGGTCCGCAATAATATTTCGCCGCATGTATCCCGTGTCAACTCTAGCTTCTCTTTGCGACCTCTCTACAGCTCTAGAAAGCGAGGATTTCATGGCTGCCTTTGAATATTCCACAGCTTTTTCTTGTGAAATATTTAAATCATCAAATAGGTCTTTTATTCCTTTAAATGAAACGTCGAAATCACTGTTAGCCAAATGTCAGCACCCTCACTTTCCTACCACGAATAGCAGTTATTACACGACGCTCGACATTCTCATAAACTACACGATCAGGAATATCAACTTGATTCTTTAAATGAACTTCAAAGACCACCGTCTTAAGCAATCCATAGGTAGCTAATTTGTTAGCATCCGTTACAGGGACAATCGTCGCCGGTAGAGTAACTTTACGTTTCGATACTTCACCAGTTAAGTCATCTTCCGGTCCATCGAAATATATGAGTTGAATACGATTGTTGTATCTCATACAAATCGGAACCCCCCACGTCTGCGACGAAAACTCTCACGGTAAATATCGAGATCACTAGCCCATTCGCTTAAATCAATCTTTAACCAGGTATTGCTGACCTCTCCTTCAGTTGAAGCAGCCTTACCCTCATCACCAATCGCGTTGTACATCCGCACAACAATTTCTTTGATGATGTAGTCCACGTTGTCGGGTAATGCTTTATTAACAACGCCATCCTGATTGATGTACGCCAACACACGGGCTTTAGCATCACTAATTAATTCATTTAGTAAATCGTCCTGAAGTTCGTCTTTAATTCCGACCCGTAATTTGACTGCATTCAAAATATCCATTTGTTTCACTTCCTAAGCCAAAATAAAAAGCGCTACAAATTGCAACGCTTTTTAATTCATTATTCACTTGCTGTAACGGTTACAGCAATATCGGTAGTAAACTCACCGGAAGTTGCCGTGACAGTTGCTGTTCCTTCTGCAACCGCTGTGATTGTGCCGTCAGCCGCAACAGTTGCTTTACTGTCATCACTGGACTTCCAAGTAACTGCTGCAATTACTGCTGCGCTATCGTCAGCGTCAGCTGGTTCGGTAGTGATTGTAATTTTGCGAGTATCGCCTACTTTAATACTGGCCGTCTTCTGTGACGGCGTGATGGCGGTAGTATTATTCGGCGTTACGCTTTTGGGGTCGCACTGAGAATAGCAACCTTGTTGTCGTCTAAGATAAAGCTACCGGCTTTACCAGCACCTTGTAAGGCAACACCGTCAAAGTCCTCTGATTCGATTGTCCGAGTGGTTTCGATACCTGTAAAGGCACGGCCGATGTTATCTGGTGTGAAGATGATAGCCTTTCCTTGCATGTATTTTTCAGGAACCTTAGTGACGATGATGTCGCGGAACCGAACGATTCCGTTTTCGTCGATGTTAACCGCAGAACCCTTAGTTGAGGCCACAAGGTTATGATCGATAATGGCATTGTAAACGTCGGCAGTCACATAAGCGCGAACAGGCACGACAACTTCTAAGTTGGTATATTTGGCGCTAGCCTTTTCGAACATTGTGTTAACGTCATCAACGGCGCCCAAGTCCGTAGACACGTTAGCGAGCTTCTTACCTAACGCGTTATTAAACATACGCACCTTAGCTTGTGCTTGTAGGTCTAACCGGTCGGCTACGGCGGCGTTTAAGTCATTGTTAACCGTGAAACGGTCTAAGCCTTCATGAATAGCCCAATTGAATTCAAAAGGTACATCGGTATCAGTGTAAATAATTTCAGTTCGTTCACCGAATCGAGTTGATTTGCCTGTACCAGTTCCCATCGCTGTATCTTTATCAGTATTGTATTCACCAACTACTACAGGTACATCATTAGTCTTCACACTGAATGCAGTCGCATTATTTTGAATACCATCAAGTGCTTGTAATTGGCCAAACGTTGGGCCGAATACTGCTTGTACCCCGAAAACTGTTTGCATTAATTGAGCAAATTGCTTTGTATAAGTACGAGCAGCTAAATTATTGTTGTTTGTAGTCATAACATAAAACTCCTTTTAATTATTGTTGTGGTTTCTGATACTTCGCCATAACGGCATCGAACGCATCATTAGAACTAGAAAGGTTAGAACTTGAATTTGACGGCTTAGTGCCAGTAGCTAGCTTTTCGACTTTCTCATTAACCTGAGTATCAAGGCTACCTTTCAGCGCCGTTACTGCATTCTTAATGGCTTCCGCATCGCCTAAACCAATAAGCGTGTCACTCATATCAGCAGGTAAGCCATTATCTTGCAGTAATGCTTTAGTAGCTGCCTTTAATTCGCTTTGTTTCAGTGCAGCTTCACGTTTCTCAATTTCTTCAACGCGAGCTTGCATTTCAGCATCTGCCTTTTCAGCTGCTGACATTTTAGCAAGCTTAGCACCCTCATTTTTAGCGTCTTCCAATGCTTTTTTCTTATCCGCTTCCCATTTAGCCTTGGCTGTTTCAACAGCCTTAGCGGCACGTTTATCGGCCTCTGAGTCAAGCTTTGACTGTAGTTCCTTTTGAGTAATAGTCACCGGCTCATCCTCTTTGAGATCTTCGGGATCAGGGTCAGGATTAGGATCGGCAAAAAATTGTAAATTCATTGGTAATTTTTTAAGTTCAATCATTGTATTGGTTCCTCCTTAGCCCAAAACAAAAAGACATGCTATAAGAACCCAGCCACACATTTGCCCGACTACATTCACACGTCTATTACTTCACGCTATTTATTTGTAAGTAGTTTTATGACTTGCTCGGGTCAATAAGTTATTAGATTGATACTGTAATGATTTGACCAGTCTCAAAGTGTGAGTGGTATTCTTTTTCAGCGTCTTTGCCCCTCCGAATTTTAATCGTTAAATCGTGGTAATTTTGTGTTTGATAAGCATCAACTTTGATATTCAGCGGGTAACTATCGTTAACTTCATTTACTAAATCTTTGATGATTTTAATCATCATTTGGTTGTTAAGTTCAACTTCTTGTTTTGGCAATTTTATCAGTCCTCTCTATTCATCAACACCAACCCACGAGCATAGACAATTAGGATGCCGGGGAATCATACCATCTGCTTCACGATAGCTAAATACATGGCCGTCAAGCGGCGCGCAAATACGACAAGCACCAGTGTTAGCAACCCACCTTAACTTGCTGTATCCTGCTTCCTTAGAGGCTCTGATGGACTCCTCCGCCATGATGCGTGCACTCTCGGTTCGCAATAATCGGCGTGCTTGGTAATCTAGCACGTTGTATCGCTTACGAATCTCTGCAACAGCATCAACAGGATTGGTATGAGTCAGCAAGGCTTGTTTCATGATGCGACTAACATCATATTGCAGCTCATCCATGTTTGACCAAATACGATCTGACCAATTAACATCGGCAATTACACCATCAACCAAAGCTTGTATGTCACCTTTTGACGCCTTAGGGTACAAAGATTTAATCTTATTTACAGTTGACTTAGCGACTTTTTTAAAATAAGCATTCAACTGCTTGTTTAATTCAATGCCCGTCTTGGTTGCATATACTAGTGCAGCATAAGCGATAAGCTCAGAATTGGTGGCAATTTGGCGCTGTCTAATATCCGACTCCATCGCCACAGATTGAATCTCATTTAGCAGTTCTTGGTCTGGCAATTGATTATCAGTTGCATGACTGTATTGTGGATACTTGGCAATAAATTTGTACCACCAATCAAGTAATCCTCGCATGTCACCATTAATCGCTGACTTAATTGCTCGTTCGTTGGTTTTCTGGTTCGCCTTGCTGTCCGCGAACTTCCTCATCGCCGTCACCATTACCGCTTGTTCCATTAGTTAGCACCCCGTTCTTAGTGGCATAACCACCCATTCGTTGACGTTGCTTATCCATCATGTCGATAATTTCGTCAGCATCAGATACGTTAGGCAGGTACTGATAGAGATATTCTTGCGGTAACTGCGCCCCCGCCTGAACCAATGACGTGATGATTGCAATATCATCAGTTGGCATATTGTCTTTAAAGATAAAGTTGATCTTATTCGCATCAACGTCCCACTCACCAGACACTGCTTTCTCAATAGTGGAAACAGTATTATAGCGAGCAGTTAACCCACGTTCAAACTGTTTGCGCTTCGTACTTGCTAACTCAACCGTACCAAGAATTTTATACTTCATCGCTACCCCTGAAGCATTACTTGCAAAGTTCTCATCTGTCAGGTCCGGCGTATGACTGAACTTGTGGATGTCTGATGCTAGTCGTTTCTTATATACCTCGGTCCCTGTGCTATCGTATTCTTTGTGAATGTACTTCGCATCGGCTGAGGTCTGCTTACCAGTTGAATCAATCCCCGACTTAATCAACAACATGTTCGCTTGTCGCATGCGTTCCAGCTGTTCTAGTCGGTCTTGTGCTAATTTCTTCATAGACTCTTCGTCATTCGGGTCTATTGATTGTAACAACAGTGAGTCATCAAATAACGTATCGATATTCCCTTCAATAACAAGTAACGCCTCGTTAAAGTCGGTCATATAGTTAGCGGTGTCAGATTGTGCTGCGTCATAAAGATCAATCAACGTTAAGACGTTTTCATAGTCCCCTTGACGGAAAGCATTATTCTTATATTCGATAACAGGGAATGCAAACTGTACTTGTTCATCCGCTTGTTCCGGCGCCGTGACCGAGCCAGCGACATCGACAGGTTTATAAGTAACGTGCTTTTCCTTAGTCCACGTTTCAGGAACATATTTAATCACAGGAGCACCTGTTGCTGAAATATCTTGTACTTCATGATACCGAACGGCCATAACCGGCTGTGGGTCTACCGAAGTATCATAAATAACAAACGTCTCTTTTGGGTCAAGCTTGACGCTGTGATCAATGCCATCTTCCCCGTGATAAATGTATTCATATGCTCGACCAAACGTTGACATGTCCAGGAACAAATCATAATTCAAGGTATTAATATCATTCACTTGATTAAATTTATCCAGGCTGTCTGATGACACGCCACTGAGATTAATTGCATTTCCAACGCTATAGGATGTCTGGAAATCAGCGATGTATTTAGCAAATGAATGCACCGCCCGATGGTCAGCTTTACCTTTCTCATTGCGTCGGTTATCAGGTTCAAGAATGTCGTCATTGTGTCCCTGATAGTAATCTAATAACCGTTGTAAACGTGGTCGTTGATAACTATAATGATGTCTAATAAACTCTGCAATCCGTGTAGGCGTCAACTTTTCAAGATCTTCTTGATATACCATGATTGCCTGTTTGAAATTTTCCATGTTATCCAAATCCAATATATTTCACCTCACAATCCTAATTGTTTTAATTCAGCCACACGGTCACGATAACTCATGTATTGGCCATTCTTGACGAACATAAATTTCTGCATAGCGTAACGCAACGCGTCAATCGCATGGTTATTCGCGTCGACGGGCGTATTCAGCCAGTTCCCTTGCTTGTCACGATCATAGACATATAGATTCATTTCCTCGAGTAGTCCTTTGCATCTAGGACTTATGACATAACGGTAAGACTGCATGTATTGAATCCCTTGAACAACACTATCTTTACCTTTACCGCTAGGTTGAATCCCCGGAACGCCATGCACCCGTGTAAGTTCAGCAATCAAGTTAGCACCAGCGCTATCTGCCGTAATTGGCAACCCGTACGCCTTATGCTGAATAAGCTGTTGTGCAATCTGGCCAGTGAGCAAGCCGTGTTTATAAAATTCATCATACACATAAATCACATGGTTGATTTGGTCCACTGCAATAAATATTCCAGCGGTTGGATCGTTCTTAAACCCAAAGTCTAAGCCGACTGATTTAGGTAAACGACTAATACTTTGCATATCAAAATCACGCGTTTCAAACAGCCCATCAAATACTAAGCCTTCAGCGACTCCCCAATCACCTAAAACAGCCACACGTGCACGATTTGGGTTTCGTGTTAGCATTTCTTCTAAGGCTGCTACATAATCATCATTCAAATGATCATTGTCATGATATGTCGTTGTTGTTGCATACACACCTGATCGTGCTGTGTCTTTATCAAAGAACTCTGGCTTGAGCCAATGCCGTTCAGACCAAGGGTTAAAGGTAATGAGCGTTTGATAAAAGCCGCCTTCCGGAAGCTCGCCACGCATAGACTCTTCAACCGTGTTAAAAGCATCAAGTGTCTTTAACTCATAGGCTTCTTCGTACCAAGCACGACATAATTGGCCGATAGTAGGTGTTATTGATGTAATCTTTAATGGGCTATCCATCCCTCTAAAGTAGATCTTTTGGCCCGTCAGCTTGTAAGTCACTTCCAGTGGGCTTTGAGTCCATTTAAACATGTCATATACACCCAGCACTGCAGCAACCTTTTTTAGTGTTGCAAACGTGCTATCTTTCTGTGTATAAGCATATTGTCTTAGCACGATCCAATTTACGTACGGATATACCATCATATCGACTAAAACCTTTACTGCCGCAGCATATGACTTACCAGAACCACGGGAACCCTTATAAACAAGGTAGCGCATACGACTGGTAAACAGCGGATAGTAAGCTGAACTAACAAGCTGGTTGATATCCAAATTAATCATCGCCATGTGCTTCATCGCTCCCTGGTGGGTAAGTTATATTAACCCGCACTTCATTTCCTTCATCAGATACCATTTTGGCCTTAGCCTCCGCAATATCTGCATCAGCTTTAAGCTTGCGAATCTTTTGATCTTCAACATCTTTGCTATCATTTTTAAGTCGGCCACTTAGCTTAAACCATAATTCAGCAGCGGCCACCTGCTCCTTGGTAGAAGCCGGCGTTATAGTGGTCTCATCAGTCATGTACTCCATACGAGCTTCAATCGAATCATCACCACCCGCTACTTCTTTAGCAAGATTATCAATCTTTACATAATGACGTTCAATCTCTTTGCCAGCACTGATACGATAGATGTTTTTTAGCACTTCGTCAGCTTCGTCAGACTCACGTTTTTCAACGTTGCCAGTCTTTTTAATGATATATTCATGAATTCCAGTATTTTCCAGTAATTGTTTAGTTGCGTTCCGAGCTGTACCCTTTGCGTAGCCTGCGTTTATAGCCGATTGATAAGCGTTGTTAGTTTTAATGAATTCATTAGCAAATTTACGCTGTTTGGGCGTTAACTTTCGTGTCATTACATACCACCACACCTCCGTTTTTAAACCCGTCGAAATCGACGGGTTTAGAATTAATCTACTAATCTACCACTTCAAAAGCTCGTCCATAATTTTCTGATCATAATAAGCAGCCCGACGTTTATTTGCTTCATGTAGAGCATCATCGATAGCCTTTTCCATTCGCAGACACTCAGTTAGCTCATCACTCTTTGGGACACTTGCAGGTATTTCCATGCTGCACCTCCTTATTTTCCACAATAGAAATCGACTTGATCACTAAGTTCCTTCATTTTTCGATTGTATTCATCTAGTAAATATTGAGCTGAATTATTGTCGCTCCCAACCGCACTCATCGTATTACCCAGGCCACTTCTAATTTCATTTAGTGAGTAACCTTGCCGAACCAAATCAAAGCAGACTGTGCTGATGGCTTGCGTTGTTTCGAACTCTTCTTGACTCATATTGATAATCCTATTATTTTTCTAGTAAACAAATCCGAATTGCCAGTACCCATGCATAGGTTTCCATAGCTCTTGCTTGAATACCAATGAGTTGCCGTTGTTCATCAGGAATATCTAAGTTACTGGCAGCCGGCCAAGCTTTAGCAATCTTGTCCGTCAGTTCATCGTATTCAGTGTTTAACTTTTTCAACAATACTTTGTTCATAATAATTACCATCCTTTTTATTTTTCTCCAAACTAAAAGCGCCATGCTGTTTAGCACGACGCTTATTCTTGTACCATCTATCTAGCCGGGCATCAGCCTGAACCCATTCAGGCGGTTCATACCCGTACTTACTTCTTATCATTTTCGCCATGAGGCACCTCGTCATCGATCAGCTTAGCTAGCCGTCTCAACTCATCAAAGCTAATTGACATTGCTACACTGTCTCCACCAACATCATCGGTAGCCAATAAGAAACCACTTGATGGATTAATTGCCAGGCTTAGTTCCTCACCAAAACCATCTTGATAATTAAAGCTTTTTTGCATTGTGCTACCTCCTAATCGTATGTACTAAAAAAGCCTGACGACAGCCAGGCTTATGTATTGTTGTCTCATAAGATGGCGACCCTGTTTTGTTCAACAATACAATCTAATATCATACTATATTTAGTGTTATTTGAGTTGCAATACACACTATTTATCTTACTAAAAAGAACCCAACTAAATGTCAGGCTCCTACACACGGCTGTTATCAGAAAAACGATTATAGTTTTTGCAACCATGTTTGATTATGTTGCCACAGCGCGCCTGTTCCTGCAGACAATCTGGTGGCCAGTTTAATTGCGCCGATTATGCGCTTGGTAGGGATTTGCACCCTACATGATTAAATCCAGTGCCGTATGGGCTAACCCCGTACAGGATAATCTTACATGTTAGCGTCTACCTATTCCGCCACAAGCACGCGCTGCCTTGTCTATGGCCAAGCAGCTAAACCAATATCGCCGGTAGGGCTCGAACCTACATTCCATTGTGGCTTACCAATTAGCCCACAGCGATACTCGCATTTAACGGCCGACATTAAACACGAAGACTAACGCCGGCGGCAGAGAGGAGCGCATCACCCCTTATAAATCCGCCGGCTACACAGATAGCTGGATTTGAACCAACGTAGACGGTTTTGGAGACCGCCATCTTGCCAATTAGATCATATCTGCTTAATAATGGTACTTAATTCAGTTATGTGCGCATAAACTAATCCATATTGACAATGATCACTGCTGGACCATCAAAGCTAAAGACTTTCTGGTCTCCAACAGTGATTTTTGCTTGCTCCTCTAACTGTAAGCTAATGGTCTGAATACCTAAGCGAGATTCTAATTCCTTCGAAAGCTCCTTAGTTGTCACATCCTTTAAGTCCATTATTTCATCTTCCTCTCCTTAAAATTAACGTAGCCTGCTGGACTCGAACCAGCGACAACCTGATTAACAGTCAGGTGCTCTACCAACTGAGCTAAGGCCACATGAATGCTAGACGTACAAGCTGGGGTGGCTTACCTAACATTCGATAATACTAATTTACTCCCCTTTTTACGCTCTGTGGAACGGATTATGACGGATTGTGTACGGATAATAACGGATTTTGTCGGATTATGACGGATTTTATTTACTGACTTCAACTCGCAACTCGCGTGGATAGATTTCAGCAAACTTCAACCGTGCTTGTTTCAATTTGTCATTAAACGTTGTCCGTGCCAATGGATAACCCTGCTTATCAAACTCTTGCCCATACTTGATACAACACTTATCAGTCGAGAAGCCATCCAAATACTTCCATTTCAAAATGGCTGAACACTGTGCTGACTTTTCATCAGTATCTGCAACAAAGTCGACCGCAGTTTCTAACAATGTCATCTCTTTTTTTACCCATTCCTGATCCTGTAATCTTTTGTACATCGCTTCTTCTGTGCCATTAATATTAGTTTCACTACGTGGCATTCCATCATAGGCTTGCCCGCTTAATGCAACTAGCTTCAATCTTTTTTGTTCCGTCTTCAATTGTTGATACCGTTTTAACTCCAGATCAACATTATCCTCAGTCGCCTCTAAATCATAATTTTTAAATACTTCGTTAACCAAAGCCGCCACCCCTTATTTTGACTGTGCTATAATTAAATTAATCGGATTCAATCGTAGCGCGGTCAGCGATGGCAGCGCTTTTTATATGTTATACTAACAACGGTCATTCGAGTGGTCCTGTGACTAGTCGCCCTAGTAGGCGGCTTTTTGTTTACTCTCGTGATCACTCAACTCCATAATGTCAGCAATGAAGTCCTGACCAATTTGTGCCTGTTGCTCAGTTGTCAGTGCCGCGCTCATTTCCAGGTTGGCAACCGTGGCTTTCGTTTGAATTGCTTTGGTGTATTCGGTGTCAGTCATGCTTGTTCACCATCCAAATTATTACTAATTCAATAAACAGCAATACGCCAACTGACATTATCAAATACCCCACTAATTGCAATGGGGAAGAGTTCCAAACAGTTTCAAATATCTGTCTCATTTATCTTCCTCCACCACATATCCGTCTAGCCACGCACGGGCAACCGTGTCCGCATGCGTTCTAATCCAATTGCCAACACTAACTCGCCAAAGTCCCAAGTAAGTAGCATTGAACACCCATCCTAGCTTATAATCACCCTTTTTAGCTTGCTTAATTATATAAGCAACATTTTCAGGAATCACCGGCAACTCTTTATACTTCTGCTTGAACACTTCGTCTGTAATCAGCCAACGCTCACCGTTAACGCCCGTGGCAATCCAGTCACCAACGTCCACTTTCCCTGACCCTGTTAGATATAATTCAGGGCTGCTATGAGTTCCAAGTATTATTCCTGTGTCAATTAATTCATACTTATCAACCATCTTACTGCTTCCATCAAACTGCTCGGCCTGAAATGGCTGTTTGCAATAGACCTTCATTTGTCCGCCTCCTGTTTACGTTTTCCAATAAAAGGTGTAGATGTGAATACTTTTCCTAAAAACACTAGCCTTTCAGCAGCTCCGGGTTCTCGTGCACGTTGCCAATAACTTCATCGTCGTAGCTAAAGGTATGTGGTTTTTCGTCGCTAAGATTATTAGCATAAAAGCCGTTAATGATGTCCTCGCGATCAATCTCTAATATCCCTTGCTCTACAATTTGAATCAGTCCAGCTTTTGTTTTCAGAATATCTCCTTCATAGATATCCTTACCATTCACGTCTTTCAAGCCGGTAAACTGCTCAAGCTCAAACAGTGCGCCAATTCCATCAACTTTACCATCGTTAGAGCACTCGTCCTGCCCATCAGTACTAGCCTCTGCCCAATAGGCTTGACCATGAATGAATTCTACATTGTCTGGTAACAGCATTTTATTCTGAACTTTGTCCCACGCTCTAAACTTAATCATCGGTACCATCTCCTACATAAAATAGCGTTCAAATAGCTCATTAGGTATTAATAATTGCTCACTATCACGATCTTCGATAATTCGATCATTAAGTGAAACTGGCTGTCGTCTACACTGATTCTCCTTGCCATAATTTGCTATGAATTCAAATCCCCATATATTAGTCCAAATCAACCCATGATATTGAAAGATTGCTTTCCAAGTGTTTCTTGGTCTATCTAGTTTTTTATCAAGCTTATCAGCAGTCTTAAACGCCTTCTGTACTTCATTACCCAATTCACTTGTAATCTTAATTACGTTAAATTCTGTTGGTTTAGCAACACATTTATCTAGTTTAATCATCGTCGCCATCTCCAATCATCTGTTAGAAATCGATAGTTCCAGCGCTATCACAATCCATGCCACAACAATGATAAAGGCAACTCCATGCCAAAATCCGTCTAAGAAGCTCCCAATGATCGTGACTAAAATAAATAAGGCTATCATACCAAGTCCGATTTTATTTCTAATACTCATTTTCAATCCTACCCGAACGCCCGTTTGCGTTATATGGCTCATATTCCTTGGATAATTGCTTGCCATCTAAAGCTCTAGCTTTATTTGCTTCGGCATGCTTCCTCATGAGCCGGTGCTTCCGTTTAATCGTTGAACGTTTCTTAGTGTGTTTAGGCATCTTCGTTCTCCTCAATCAACTTGTTTAAATACCACTGTGCCTTTTTTAGGTCTTCCAGCAGCTTGCCTTTGTATGGTGCGCGATCAATGTACTTGTAAACGTTAAACAACAACCCGCCTTCATATGCATTCCACTGGTTGTCTGACAATCTTTCTTTAATGACTTCGATTGTTTCTGTGCCGCCATGGTTGTAATGTTGCGGGTGGTCGACGTTGCTGGATTTTGGTTTAATTTCTTTTGGTAAGTTGTCGTGCATGTACTGAATCATTTCGGAAATAACGTAATCAATATCACGATGTTTTCCATCTTTAAATATAATCGTTCCATCATCTCTCATTCTCTTAATTACGTTCCATGCACCACTAGAAAACGGAATCCAATAGCCGCGTTTAATTTCAATTGCTGAGTAACGCTTTTGAGAAATTTCAACGACAATTCCGTACCGCATGTTGAATGTTGCGTTGCTTTCTTTATCCACATCATCGCCATAACGCACCAACTCGCCATCTTTATCACGCACGTAATGATTGACACAGCTGACGTACTCTTCGGCTTCTTTCACGAGTTGTTCAGTCTCGTATGAATTACTACCGTTAGCGTCAATTCCAATAAGTTGACTAATTCTTACGATATTACAGTCGTAGCTTCTAATTTCGCTGTGCACATCCGGTGCGAATTCATATTTCGACGTGCCGACGATGTTATACCAGAAAGAACCTGGCACACGAACAACTGGTCGGCCTTGCGAATCTCTTAAAATTACCATTATTTCAATCCTCCATAATGTAGTATCTATTTTCGTCAATCGAATCAATGTACTTATTACCACATTGATATTGCCAATCCAGCAATTAAAACGTAAATCGTTAAGGCTTTGGCCAACCCGTGTTCCTCATCTTCAAACGTCATTGAAACAAATAGCACGATCAAGATTAGAAAAACATACGCCCACATCCAACCATCCCCTATCAATGTGTAATACCGCTAAAATAGCCATCCTAGGACAACCACAAACAGCTTGATACCGCCGACAACAACGAAGCAAACTGCTGTCCACGCTACCCAATCAGCAAGCAAATCTTTAATCTTCATCATTCGCCCTCCATCGATTCTGCCATCGCCATAACCAGCGGGTAGTCTTCCCACGCTACTTCCGACTCATCGGCGTAGCCCATAGCCTCACAGGCCGCTTGTATGGCCCATGCCGGTATTTCTTTATCCATATCTAATCCCCCTTGTCATTCGGGTCGACGTCATACCAGCCCTTAGCGCACATCAATTTCCAACGATAATCATCACTCTTAAGTACATGGTTTAAGTGGTCACAACGCTTAAAAGCGGCACTATATTGTGCATATATTTTGGGATAGCTTTTTATGATTTCGCCTTGAAAAGTCAAGACAACCATGTAGGCCACTACCGCTTCCTTACCCAATACCATTGATAAACTTGTCATCCTTGTTCAATCTCCTTAACCTCAATCTCAATCCTCGGCTGCCGGCCATAACGTTTACTAGCAACAATATCTGTTATCAGTGCGTCATCTTGCCAGTAAATGCCGTGTAATGCGTCAAGAAACGACTTGATATAATTGTCTAAATCTGGCTTAACGACCGGTAAGTGTCTGCCGTCAATCCGGCGCTGTTTTTCGACCTGAGACAAGCTTTGTTGTACCGGTCGATAAATACCAAGGTAACTGCCAAACTGCCTGACAACGGCTGATGTCGATACGTGAGCATGGCTTCCTCAGCGACAGCCTGCTTGAATTGCTTGACTGCTTTAGGATCATACAACCGAATCGATCGACCATAACGCGTGGCTCGCGGTCGTTGCTGCTGAACTGGCATCAGCATGAAAGTATGCTTAATCATGTTTATTTTTCAGCCCCGGTACCCAACTAATGTAATAGCCATTAACGACCCCGTTAGATATACTGGCCTGTCTAATCGAAAACTCTGGGGCATCAATTCTCTCGCATAACCGTGACAGGGTTTGATACGCGATCACTTCGTCAGAATTGTTATACTTCTCAGCACGCCAGTAACCGTTATTCAGTGGCAGAATGTATTTGTGGACCAAATCCTTAACTCGCTTGAATTCAATTGCCGTACTTTCGGCTATCTGTCTGAGAGAATGTTTGCCATGTTTATGTGCTTGCCGAATGGCTTTGATGTCTTCACGTTCTCCTTGCTTCGAGTCCATTCTCATAATTTTCAAGTAGGCTTCATCGTCCCATGGCTTAGCTGTTTCCTCTTCAATGACTACTGGGAACTGCCACTCGCCATGTTGGTACTTTGCCAGTACCAAGCGATGTAGTTCTGGCTCTTCACCAGTAGCTAGCACCCTATGCTCCTCATCAAACGTCTTGATTGCATACATCTGGAATACCTCCTTATTCCTTTGAAACCAGCTTATTAACGCGCTCAGCCAGTTGCTTCCGTTGTTCATCGGTCAAAGACTTACCTGACTTAGGCTTTGAATCGGCCTGAGAAGCACTGTTTTGCGCCCACTTTGGAATGATCTCTTTACGTCCGGCCCCAGACTTACCCTTTGGCTTAGGCGGTGTCATATCGTATTCATCCATCCAGCCTCGACCACCCAGCCAGTTTTCTAAGCTTTTTGTGTAATACTCACCCGTGCCGTGTAGTTTTAAATAGGCCTTATACTCGTTAATCTTAGCAACAATGGTCTCTAAGCTAACTCCCTCAACCTTGGCTGCATAATAAGCGTCATAAGCTTTTTGAAAGTCACGCTTTTTCGGGTAGATGGACCAAACTTGTTCAGTAAACTCTTGTTGAATGCGATCACGAGGATCACGCGGTTTGGTTTTATTTGTTTTGTTATTATTTGATTTACTCTGTTCTGATCTGTTATGTGTACTTTCAGACTTGGAAACTGGGTTATCATGACTGGAAACTGGGTTTCCATCTTTAAAAACTGCATTATCAACATTGGAAACTTTTGGCAGTTGATATCTTGAATCAATCGAGTGATCCTTTTTCTGCTTAGCTGCTAATTGATAATTCTCTTGAATCCGTTTCGAGGTCAGCACATGATATTGTTTAAATAGTTCATTATCAAAAAATTCAACTGCACTAGCTTTATCAACCACATCTTGTACTGCACTTTCCTTAGCACCAAGGTCATCAGCCACCAAGAACCGTATATCTTCATCCCACCGCATGTAATACCCTTCATCCTCATAGATATTACAGAGCAGGTAGATTAGTATCGCGATTGATTGATTACCGCAGGCATTACGAATCTTACGAATTTTAATGTCGTGAAAAAAAGTAACGTCTAAATTGAAATAGTTAATTCCTTTTTTTATTGGACGGGCCATCTCGCACCTCCTGTCCTTATTAATGGGCCTTTCACCCACCTGGTGGATTCAGTCACTGCTGTTCAAGCCAATTCTGTTTAATTACTAACGACTTACGCAATTTGTTCATTGCCTTGTGCTTTATCCTCAGCAGCATTTTTAGCTTTCAAAGCACCAATTAAATCACTGGCTGTTTTACTGGTCATATCGCGAAAGTCAGAAAGCTGCTTCTTAATCAAAAATTCGTGTTCTAATTGTCGTTGGTCCTGATTATTTCTTTTAGCCGCGATACCAAATTGTGCATGGATCATTTTCACCTGCTTGTCAGATGCCTGCTTGTTTGGAGACGCCTGATGGCCGTTCCAGTTATTATGAGGTGCTTCTTTAGGGGCATTTTTACTGGCAGCATTACCGTCATCATCTATATCGGAAGTAACACCAAAGACCGCTGACAACGTATAACGGCGTGCATAGGTTTCGGCTGAACCAAACGCCTGAGCATCATTCTTAGAAACTGGCACACTTAGTGGCTCAAATTGAATATATTCACCACTTCCGTCTAGTAAAATCGTTGACACCGACACTTGGTTGCCATCACTGGTAGCCTCTTGCATGTACGTCATATTAATGTCTTTAAGCGCGTCGTCAATTGCTTTAACAACCCCTTCAAGCACAACATATTTGGATTTAAAAAACGGATTGTCAGCTTCCTTAGAAGGCTGCTTTAGTGCACGTCGAAACTTGATTAAGTTCGCCGCAATTGCCTTAATTGAATCTGATTTTTGCATGATAGAATCCCTCCAAAAGCTTGGTTCTTATCGGTGTTGAATTGGTTGTGATTTAACTATGGTATATAGTTGATTAATGGCTTCACCATAAATCGCATTAGTGACTTGTGCGACTGCACGGGCAACTGCTAGTGGGTAGCCTGGTTCTAAATAATCAGCCATCTCATCTTGGTCATGCTTTAATTTCTTAATTGCTTCACCATAGGTAGGGGCCTGTAAAGCTTCATTTACGATTTTTACTATGAGTTCGACTGACAAATCGACCATTTTCTTTTGTGGATTCATGCTTATTCCTCCTCCGATACCCAGTGATAGCCTAGTCGCTCCATCATTGTTTCAGTACCACCATATATACGGCTTACTAACTCATCCCATAGGTGCATGGTGCCAAACACGTCACGTAAGCCGTCCCAGTTATATTCTTTGCCTGGGTCTGGATAAAGGATCTCAACATCCTCTGATTCTAGTGTCATCATGCAATAGCCAATATGCTTTTCAGCTTGCATGTCAGCAATCCATTGTTCAAAGCTGTTGTTGTCAATGTAGTCTTGGAACAGTTGCGCTTTGTCATGCGAATTGCCATCCATCAAATACTTATCCTGGTTAACAATCCGGTCTCGTGGATTGTTAGTTTTCTTCCAACATGCATCCAGATACGCTTGACTAACTGGTTGTAACGGCTCATCTGGCCCCATACGCTTCATGCGATCCTGTTCTGCATTAAGTACGTCCAGTTGCTTTAATGGCATCATTTCGCCCACCTCCGTAACAAACGTTGTTTTAAACTTTGTTTTGGAATATACTGAATACATAAATTATTTCCACAAGTTTCTAACTTAGCTGTGTAGGTGCTACCAACGCCTGCACGGCTTTTTTTGTATTTATGAATTGCGTTGCTTACCATGCTTAAAATCCTCCTCATCAACTCCGAATGCATTGCGCCGATTAAACCAAAGCGCTGAGATTAACCAAGTAACTGCTGGCATCCAAATATAATCTGGTATTCTCATCGTTATCGCTCCATTCTCTGCTTGCGTTTATTCTCTTCTGCTCGCCAACGGCTAACTTCCGCCCAATTATATTGGCGGGCCCCTAATGCAATATCAGACGGCAATGGGTAGTCTTCACGTCGCGCCAAGTTGCTTATTGTTGATGGCGAAACATTCCATTCAGCAGCAAGTTCAACACCTTTGAGCCATTTTTTAGGCTGTCCGCCTGCCTGATACTTAGGATTCTTTTTAATGGAAACCACTTGCATCTTTTATCACTCCTATCCACCGGTACTATCATTTACCTCATCAATCACATGTTGCAGTTGCGACATCGTTATGCCTGCATATTCAGCCTGTTTTATTAATGCTGTAATCTCAGCGCTAATCTCCTCGACATACTCTCTTGGATAACGTTGAATGATTAAATTTTGCTCCGGAGTTCTAAATTTAGGCTCCGTTGTAATTGCAGCCTCAAATTCTGGTTCCAACTGCTCTCGTTGACTTTGCTCCGTTCGTTGCTTTACCAAGGCAGAAAACATGTCACCTTTAAGTTTTCGATCGCGTTGGAACGAAATTGTGCCGTAGTCCAAACTCGCAGCAGTATATTTTAAACGTAGATCATTAATTGCATTCGCTAACGTCCACCTAGTCTGTGGGTCAGTCTTCTTAAGTCCCGCTCTAATTCTTGATACAGTGCTTTCAGAATAATGTGCCTTATCAGCAACTTCTCTCTGCTTATGTCCGCCCATACGTTCGAAGGTTAACGTTAGCTCTTCTGCGAATCGGTTCCGCATTCTGTCACCTCCTGAATTTTTGCAAGTATCTTATGATTTCTTGCAAAGGCAAATCCCTATAATTTAAATAGAGATGTAATCCATTTGCCGAATCTTGAAACTGTTCTCGTTATTGATGTGCTGGAACATAATCCTCAGCTTCTCATCACTCATTGCTTCAAGCGAAACCCGGGGTGTCTCCGGGAAATAACGAAGTAGTGCGTTGATTAAAACATCTCTTGTTATTGGCTTCATTTTGGCATCTCCTTATTTACTCGTATTGTGTACTTTATCTTCAAAAAAATAAGTCCATTTAACACGTTTTTTTTTCGATATATCGTTCATTCTTACAGCCATTTTCTTAGCTCTACCAACACTTGGTGTTCTATGCCCTTGTTCGTAAGACGCTAAAGTTGTCTCTGGCATATCGAGAAATTCAGCAGCCTTTTTTTGCGTTAGTCCGTTGATGTCTCTCCACTCTTTTAACCAATGACGCATGTTAACACCTCCTAACTAAGTAATACGTTTCGCGTACCTTTGATGCTTACTAATATAATACAATTCGCGTACTTAGTCAACACAAAAATACTCTAAACGAGTATTTTTTATATTTCTGTACAAAATACGCATTATGCGTAGTAATCTTATAATTAATGAAGGAGGCCTATCAATGTTTGCTGAACGCCTTAAAGAATTACGAAAAAGAGAAGCTGGTCTAACGCAAGAGAGATTAGCAATGCAATTAGGCATGGCCAAAACAACACTGGCTTCCTATGAACAAGGAAAACGACAGCCCGATCTTGAAACACTTTCTAAAATTGCAGATCGTTTTTCCGTGACAACTGACTACTTGCTTGGAAAAAATGGCACGCCAAAATGGGCAACCAAGAAAGATACCATTGACCTGAAGGATTTTCTTGAAGCAAATGAAGGCTCAATGACCTATGGGGGTGAAGATCTTACTGAAGAAGAAAAACAACAAGTGCGTGTGGCAATGGCAACAATATTCTGGAAACGCCACAAGCATGATTAGGAGTTGTACTTATGGATAGAGTAAAAGATGTTGTTAAAGCTATTGTCAATCGTTATCACACAGCGGACCCGTTTGTAATTGCGGAAAAGCTTAACATACAAGTAGAATGGTGTGATTTTGGGGCAATGCCTCTGGGTAAAAATGCTTATGACAACCAAGAGCCTATCATACTACTCAATAATTCTATTAAACACACGCCTACACAGTATTTCATACTCGGTCACGAACTAGGACACGTTATATTCCATGAGGGGTTGATTGGGTACTACACTTCCGTTAAACATGGACATTCTAAGTTTGAACGTGAAGCTGATGAATTTTCAGTTGGATTGATGGGAATGCTGTTTATTGAGGAGAATGGCCATATTCCCTATTCATACAGAGAACTGTCCTATCAATACGGGGTACCATTCGACGGAGATTAATATCAATTAATTTGGAGGAATTTTCATGTCACTAGGTGACTTATTCAGAATAAGCGAATTTAAAAATACTATTCAAAAATCAAAAGTGGAAATTGTTCAATTAGAGGAAACCATTGATAAGCTGAAAAAACAGAACAACATCAAGCTATCATTACAGCAAATGAAGCCTGAACAACTTGACCAACTCATTAATTCTAAACACAAAACACTTGATGAATTAGACAAACAGATTGATCTCGCTGACAAAAAGCGTATCAATGCACTATCTGAAATTGAGAAACAGTCTGACATGCTTAACGAAATAAAAGCCGACATTAGTGACCTTTCTCCTGATTTAGAAATGAGTTCATATGGTCTGTATCACCCACAATACGACTTTTCAGATTCTTTAGGTTATAAAGATGAATTGAAAGAAATCCGTGATCAACAAAAGTTTTTTATTAAACACAAAATGGCCTGTACATTTAATGAAAATTGGCAAGTCAATGGCAGTGTAGCTCAAGGAAAAAAGATGATTAGAAATATCGTTAAGGCTATTCTACGGAGTTTTAATAATGAATGCACAGATGCAATAAATAAAGTAACATACTCTAATTATGACCGAATTGAAACCCGAATAAAACGCTCATTTGATCAACATAACAAGATGTACGAGGTCGATCAGGTTAGTCTTAACGAGGACTACTTAGCACTTAAACTTGCTGAATTGGAACTGGCTTTTGAGTACCGACAAAAAGTTCAAGAAGAAAAAGATAAGCTTCGTGAACAGCGAGCTCGGGAAAAAGAAGAAAAAGCTTTGCAACGGGAAATTAAAGCTCAACAAAAAATGCTTAATAAACAGATCGATCATTACTCAAAAGCAATTCAAGAACTTCAAGAAAGACAAAATGAAGATCCTCACAACGATGGATTAATAGCCGAAATTGAAAAATTAAAGCAAAAACTAACGCAATATGAAGATAAAAAGGCAGCGGTGGATTATCGAGAAGAAAACGCAACCGCCGGATATGTTTATATCATCTCTAATGTTGGGTCGTTTGGTAAAAATGTCTTCAAAATTGGTGTAACCCGCCGCTTAGATCCAATGGATCGTATCAACGAGCTCGGGAGTGCTTCGGTTCCATTTAAATTTGACGTACATGCATTAATATTTAGCGAAAACGCATACCAATTAGAATCTGAACTACACCAACGCTTCTCACAAAAGCGTGTCAATATGGTGAACAACCGTAAAGAGTATTTTCACATTTCTATAAACGAAATTGAAGATGAATTAAAAAAATACAGCAATTTGACTGTAGATTTCAAAGAAGCTCCTGAGGCCGAAGAGTATCGAGAGAGTTTGGCTATTAGCACAGAATCAAAGCAATAATGTTATTGAAATTGGAATTGGGGAATAAATTATATTGGAGGAAACATCAATGAAAAAATACAGTGTTTTATTACTAGCTGGAATAACCGCATTGTCGCTCACCGCATGCGGAAATAATAATAGTTCTAAAACTAATTCCGTTAATAGCTCCAAGGCAGAAAAAGTTTCATCAACAAAATCGACTGATCCGTCAAATGACAAATGGACGTTTAAAGATAATATTTTCTCAGCCGGAATTGAAACTTATAAATTTACGAAATCGGAAATCCGTGATGGCAGCGAAGACGGAACTAAAATTTTAGTTCTCTATTGTGACGTTACTAACAACTCTAAAAAGGAACAGGATCCTTCAAATATCTATACTGTAGTAAATGCTTATCAAAAAACAGATACAGCAAACAAACAACTTTTGCCCGGCACACCCAAATATGACGATAACGGTAATAATCCAATACAAAAATACGAAGATGGCCTAAATGATAAATTGTTGCCAGGGAAAACAACGCAGGCGGCGGTTATGTTCAAGTTAGAGAACAAAAATGATGTAACGGTCAAATTCAATAACGCCAATTTCCAAACTATTGGGACAAAAACATATTCTGTAAATTAAAATATTGGCTTGATTCTAACTGTAATAAACCATGTAAAGACTGGAGAATTTGTTATGAAAAAGATGAGTATTGGTTTTGTAGCCATTATAGCTATAATTTTCACACTGGCTGGTTGTGGAAATAAAAAGCCTGATTATACTGCTTCAACAGCAGAATCAGCATTAAATGCTAATAAAGATATTGAGGGAAAAACCATTCAATTCAAGGTCAATAAAGTTGTTCCAAATAGCGCATTTGGTTATAACCTTGAAACTGGCAAGCACTTGAATTTCGTAAGTTCTGAAAATCCCAAGGTGAATAAAGGTGAAACAGTTACGGTAAAAGTTAAGAAGGCTAGCTCATCTGTGGGTTCTTGGGTTATATCATACACAAATCTCAAAAAAGATTAACTGTAAATAATTGGCCCTTAGTTGGGCTTTAACGCGAGCGTAGTTCAACGGTAGAACGAAGTTCCATCATAGGAGCCCCACTCTTAAAAAGCGTTATGCAGGTTCGACTCCTGCCGCTCGCATTGAACAAGAAATAGAAAGAAGGAAATAAAATGAACCAGGAAATTTCAAAGTATGAACTGATTGAGCTTATTACCAATGATTTAACAGCTTTTTTACAAGCAGACGCTATTCTGTACTTAATGAAAGATGGTTATTCAAAAGAAGAATACAATCGTATGTTTCAAGCAATGAAGGAAGACCTGTCTACTCGCTTAAAGCAAAAATAA